AAAACAATTATTATTTCGTGAAAACAATCCCACCCGTTCCATTTACAATTCGAAAAATATTAAAGTTCACCGCATACACGTTTATGACTTTAATTTGATGCTCCGGTTTTGTCTTGAGGGACAATTGTGCTTTATCCAGTCTTGAAAAATTACATGTACCAGACGGGACGACTTGTTCTGGGTACATTGCGAATGAAAATGTATGGATTGCATTATTTTCTTTCATGCTTGTAGGAATATTTGTATGATACTGGTAGGGTTGAACGAGAGAATAATACACACCATCTCTTTCTGATTGTCTTTCTTGTCCGTTCAAAACAATATGTGCAGAATTATGTTCGAAAAAGGAATATTTATTTTTATCATTCTGTTTCACAACCCAGATTAATTCTTTCACTGGATATTTTATATTCAATAATATAGTGTGATTATTTGTCACGGGTTCTTGGATGGCGTCTGGATTTCGAATAGATGGTTTTCTCAATTCAATATATTCGCTTCCTGGATGTTGAATTTGTTCAATCAGATATTCGTGTGTACTTTCTGAAAATCGTCGTCTTTCATTTGTATCAAGATAGATAAAATCAATAATCAGTTGTATGTCCTCGATAATAATATCTTCAGAAATATTGTTCATAGAAGAATCAAATAAGGCATCTTCTAATTCAATACTTATTTTTACTTCGTGATAGGGCAGAGCAATAATAGGCAAGGACAGACCGGGCGAGCGACAAAACCAAAATTGCAACGGAATATACAATAATTTCATTTCTCCAGGATGTAAAACCGTAGAAGCTCCCGTCATTTCATCAAATCCTGTGCGTTTCGTAGTAGGTAGGGTCAATTCGTTCCAGATATGAAGCCATTCGCCGGTATGTCGAACAATTTGTTTTCCACCGATGTGAAGATCAATATATTTGAATAGAGAATATCCAAGATGTACACAATCAATAGATTCTCGTTGAGAAGTCTCTTTTTGTCCCATCACAATTTGTATATATGCGGAGTTCATTAAATCTCCTCTACGGGGAATTGTACATCGTATGGTTTTCCCTAAAGAAAAATGAACGGTGTCCATGGGAACATGACTCGATTCAATACTAAAATTCGCATGTTTCCGGTAGACCATTTTGAAAAAAGAAATTTGTGGATTACCCGTCAACACTTTATCCTGGACACCTCTACTAATTAATTGTAGATCGCCACCATTCATATCTTAAAGATTAATATAAATATTTATTATATAATTTACATTCTTTATGTTTATACAAAAGCGGTTAAAGGCAAAGAAAAGAAAGAAGACGAAGCAGAAGAATACGGTGGATAAGACACATTCAATATTTGTAGAACGGTGTAATAAACTGGAAGAAGAAATCAAGGAAAAAGAATATCGAATACAACAATTGCAAAAAGAAGCAGATATGTACGAAAATATAAAATTAACACATGAAGAATGGAGAGAAAGAGAACGGATCAACGAAGAAATAGAGACACTTACATCGAAACTAAAAGAAGATCGAGAATTTGAAAATAATTACTATATGGATACGGGTCATTTGTTATTTGATTATTATGATTTGAAAAAGGATAAATCAATACCTTTATTGACAGGAAAAGTTCCTAAAAATAGTGTGGTATCCTTTTTTACGAAAACCACAGAAAAATTGGAAGAAGAACACAAAGAAAAAGTCAATGATTCTATTCATTCAATCATAACAAAATACAGAAATAAGACAAACGATTTTTCACCTCAATTATTGTCTGTATCTGGAACCCACGTAGAAATATGTTCTGAATGCAATTGCAATAAAATTTTGGTGAATAATGATAGTATGCTGTTATGTCCAAAATGTGGAGAAGAACAAGAAGTCCTTTTGAGTCAGGAAAAACCTTCGTACAAAGAACCTCCGAAAGAATATACTCATTTTGCATACAAGCGAATTAATCATTTCAATGAATGGTTATCGCAATTTCAGGCCAAAGAAAGCACATTTATATCCAAAGAAATCATTGACAAATTGAAAAATGAGATTAAAAAAGAACGAATCAAAAAAGAAAATATTTCAAATATTCCGGTGAACAAAATTCGTTCGTATCTGAAAAAATTGGGATTGAATAAATATTATGAGCATATTCCCCATATTATGACACGATTAACAGGTATACCGCCGCCGATTATACCCAGAGAAAAAGAAGAAATGTTACGAACCATGTTCAAACAAATCCAGACTCCGTTCTTTAATAATTGTCCGAGTAATCGAAAGAACTTTCTGTCGTACTCTTATGTTTTGCACAAATTTACCCAACTGTTAAATATGGACGAATTAAGTGCGTGTTTTCCTCTCCTTAAATCTAGAACAAAATTATATCAACAAGACCTTATATGGAAGGACATTTGCAAAGAATTACATTGGCAATTTATCAAGAGTATTTAAGGGAAACCAACGATCATGGCACCTACACCGAAACCAATACCTTGGCGAAGAGGTCCACTAAGGACGGGCGCAAGTCGGTCAACGAGAGCGAGAGCGGTGGTGAGAACAATGACCATCTGAAGGATTTGTTGGTCGGACATTTTCTTTTTATTTTTGCAGAGTCCTAGAGTGCATAGACTCACGACAACAAGCGCTTCCGTGAGACATTTGAGAACACTTTTTGTTAATTCTTTTAGTTGTGTTTTATCGGCAAACATGATATTATTTTATATTTTGTAAAAAGAAAAAAATATTATTTAAACGTTATTGAATACGAACATAGATATAAAATGTCAAAAACAGAAGATTTCTTGGAAAACGACAGGAGTATTCCTGGACAAAACTTCGTATGTCTATCGTTTCTTTCACCGGAAAATGTCATTAAAAATAGAGAGCTCTTTAATTTTCATAAATTTGCAAAATCCTGCGATGGATTAACTTCTTTATCATTTGAAGAATGTTCAAATCAATACGAAGACTTTTGCGAATTACACAGAGATAAATTGAAACGAGATTACATTTCAGAATTTGGTATGGTAACGTCTGTCCGTGGATTGAAGGTTCGCGGTGTATATGATTCTATTGAAGAGGCACAATTTAGAGCAAAGGCCTTACAGCGCGTGGATTCTAATTTCAATGTATTTGTAGGTCAAGTTGGGTTTTGGTTACCGTGGGATCCGTCTCCTTCGCAAATTAAAAATCAGGAATATGCTAACGATCAACTCAATGAACTGATGCAAAAATACAATGAAAATCAGACGAAAAAGGATTTGTTTTACGAACAAAATAAGGAAACATTGATGAACAAGGCAAAGCATGAAAATCACCAGAAACAGATCAATAAAGAATTAGAAAGACCGGATACGTGGTTGTCTCGGAAAGGTGCTACAGAAGAGAAAACTGCGGAACGGATTTAAATATAATTTCACCAGTACTTTATATAGATGAGTCTGCGCTTAAAAAAGTTTGATATCAAAAATATTACTCAAGATTCAGTGATATTATTTATAGGGAAGAGATGCACAGGGAAAAGTTGGTTGGTGAGGGATCTTCTGTACCACAATCGGAAAATGCCAATTGGAACGGTTATTTCGGGTACAGAGTCGGCAAACTCTTTCTATTCGAGTATAATTCCAAGTATTTTTATTCATGGAGAATACACGGAAAAAATTATAAGCAGTGTCTTAAAACGGCAAAGATTAGCGTTGAAAAAGATGAAAAGTGAATTTGCCAAAACGGGACACACATCAATAAATCCGTCGGCATTTCTAATCTTGGATGATTGTCTGTATGATAATTCTTGGGTTCGTTCGAAGAATATTCGTTCCATGTTTATGAACGGTCGACATTATAAATTGATGTTTATTCTAACCATGCAATATGCGTTGGGTATTCCTCCGAATCTTCGAACGAATGTGGATTATATCTTTATTCTTCGTGAAAACATTGTTCAGAATAGGAAAAGACTATATGATAATTATGCTGGAATGTTTCCTACTTTTGACATGTTTTGTCAAGTGATGGATCAGTGCACTGAAAATTATGAGTGTCTAGTTGTCCACAACTATGCAAAGAGTAATAAATTGGAAGATCAAGTATTTTGGTATAAAGCAAAACAATGCGCTTCCTTTCAGATGGGCGATTCACAATTTTGGGAATATGCAAGAAGGCACAAAAAAAAAGAAGATTACGACGATGAAGAAGAACCCAATATGATTTTCAAGAGAAAATCCAAAAATACATTCCGAG